AGAACGCCTAAAACGTAAAGAGCCGGATAGCGCGAGTAATCGCGCGTCCGGCTCTATCTTTTTAAGACTATTGAACTTCTACCCATGAAACTGCGTTTTCGTCCCAGGCGTATATTTTATTGTCTGATGGATAAGCAACTGGAGGCTCATACTGGGCTGTTGCTGTATTTAAGACCCAGGAAGGGAAAGGTGATGGACTGTAACATTCAAGTGTATTACGCGCTTCAACTTCGGAATCAAACCAGTACCAACCTTCGACAGGATACGTATATGTATCCTTTTGATCTAGCCATAGTTCAAAGCGTTCATTAAGAACTCTGTCTGCAGACCAGACTAAAAAGCCGTTGTCGTTTTTGTAAAATCCTTGCACCTGTTGCTCCTTTAACTAAACGCTCGTACTGCTCGAACCCTGCTGCTTAAAGATTTCGCCCGTGATTGCAAAGAATCGGTAAAAAAGAATGACCATCCTCCGCTTTGAGCGGATTCAGACGAAGACCAGTAGTAATCCGTTGCAAAGCCTCCAACAACACCTCTTCTTGCGTGAAGTTGAGATAGCTCGTCTCTAGAAGGCAAAGACCAACTAGCTCCTCCTTGAGCAACTGCGCGAGCCCTAGTCGCTGCTGTATTTTGACCAGAATCATTGGCATTTCTTTGAGATATCATGTTGGAAGTATTTGATGCTCCAGTGCCAATTCCAGTTGAAGTACCAGAACCAAAAAATATTATAGATTGGTTTGTACTGTTAGAGCCAGACCAAGGCGCAGAAGATGTGTCCGACGACGCTGCCTCTAAGTAGCGACCCCAAGATAAAGTTGAACCAGCATCATAGAATACAATTCCACCAGCGGGCCCAGCTTCTCCTATTGCGTATACCTTAGTAGGCGAAACAGAACTAGATGCACTGGATGAAGAAGAAGTTCCTGCGGCAGACGTTGCTGTAACTGTAAATGTGTATGCTGTGCCGTTGCTCAATCCGCTAACAGTAATAGGACTAGATGAACCCGTACCTGTTGCTCCGCCTGGCGAGGCTGTTACTGTGTATGAAGTAATTGGCAGCTTAGAAAATGAAGGTGCGCTAAACGCTACAGAAACTGCGCCACCTGTTGTTAAATCACTGGCAGAATCGATGTTAGGCGCAGAAGGAGAGCCTTTAGTCGCACTAGATGATGAAGTTAAAATAGGCATAAAGCATATTCTATCTTACTTTGGTTCTTCTGATTGTTGATCTAGCACGTACTTAATACTAGAGGCAGACCATTTCCCGCCGTAAGCAGTAGGGATACCTTCAGCTTGCAGCGTGTTTGCAATAGCACGCAAAGAAAGACCTTTTTCTCGCTCTTCAACAATACGGTTGCGGATCTCGTCGGAGATCAATTGCTTAGGTCCTAGGTCTACTCCCCACACTTGCCCATTATCTCGTCTGTGTTTATGTACATCTTTTTGACGCTCTGCGATGATGCCTCGTTCCATCTCTGCAAGAGCAGACATGATGGTTGTAACGAACCTGCCTTGGTACGTGCTGGTGTCTAGGTTTAAGTCGAGAAGGACTAGACGCCAGTTATTCTTAGCCGCACGGTCTACTATTGATAGGAAGTCGGTAGTAGATCTTGCCAACCTGTCTATACGCGTGACAATCAAAGCCTGCGCAGTTCCGTTATCGAGTCTAGTTAGTGCGTCTCGTAGGACGGGTCTGCCTGTAATTGACTTACCACTGCGGCCTTCTTCAAGCAGGACTTCTACGCTTGAGAAGCCTGCAAACTCTGCCGCATTGCGTAAAGTCTTCTCCTGAGCTTCCATACTCATGCCGTCATTAACCTGCATCTGAGTACTCACTCGAGCATACAAAAGGGCATGTTCTACCTGCTTTTCAGGCTGTACATTCTTAGTCAAAAACAGTACCTTCTATCGCTAATGTACAATATTTCAATACCTACAACTATACAAAGACATTGTACATCCTTAAGGTCAAGGATGTACGGATTTTAACAGGGTTTAAGCGGTTTGGCAAGGCTTAAAGAATAAAAATAGCTACTGCTGAAAGTCTGGAGGAACAAGCTCGTCTAGCTTCTCCCACATAGCTTTAAGGTCTAGATTGTTTAATTGCTCGCGTTGAGTTTCGGCGTCCTGTATAGTCTGTAGATTAAGTCTTTCCATATGTACCCCATACTTTACCATAGCATAAGACTTCTTAGTAGGACTTCTTGGTGGCCTGATAAGAAGTAAAATAATTTAAGATTCAACTACCTAAAAGCTATCACCGCAGGTTATTTGAGATACTATTAGACAATGGATTATCCTGACCCAGACTTTAGTAAAGATGACGACGTACTTATGCAGTACCTTGAAGAAGAGGGTCTTGCGTTAGTTCCTATTGAATTCATGCGTGAATTGATGCTTTTAATGGAAGCTCATATCGTAGAGATCTGTGGTGTAGACCGCGATGAGCTTAACGACATCATGATTCGCATGGAGGAGCTTCTAGGAGAAGACGCCCTTATGGACCTATCTGTTCAGGACATTATCGGCTGGGTAGATACGTTAAAAGACGCCTAGCCTTCCTGTTATAATTTAACTATCACCTCTGGCCTGGTGCCGCTACTAGTAGCTTGTCACGACGAAAGCGAAGTCTAGCCACGCCCGCCATTGTGAATCGTCCTGGACAAGACGTACAACTGTCATCCACTCCAACTTCAGAGTTGAGTGTCTAGCACTGGCTGGGTAGACATTGAGTGGGTAGTCGATTAGCGGGCTACCTTTAGGGTAGTATACAAAGCGCTGCCAGTGCTAGACTCGATTCTTTTTTACTTTTATGATACAGTTCATTCATGACACCAGAGATCTTTGTTCGCCCTTGGGGCTTTTACGTTATCCTTCACACTGAGCAAAAGGTGCAGGTTAAGCGAATACATGTTGAGGCAGGAAGCCGTCTTAGTAAGCAGTCGCACAAACACCGCGCAGAGCATTGGTACATCACGCAAGGCTATGCAGAGGTAGAGTTATTTGACCAGATACTTCATCTTGGCCCAGGAGACTACGTGTCAATCGGAGTTGGAGAAGTTCACCGCGTAAGAGCTGAAGGTGATATGGACCTAGTCTTTATCGAGATTCAGACAGGCGAGTATCTTGGTGAAGACGACATCGTTAGATATGAAGACGACTTCGGTCGAATCTAGTTTATTCTTCTTCTGTCTTACCAGCGGCACTAGTGCCATTAAGCATAAAGCCGGAGATGACTCCAACTAAAAATGATACGGTTGTTGACAGCAGAGTAAAGAACGCCTTATCGTTTTCTGACTGGACCTCGCCCAAAGGTTGGGTCACAAACGTCACCGCGTAGATGATTGCCATCGTAGAGCCAAAGACTGTAAGTGCAAGCATGATGCCGACGTAAAAGCGTAGGCGCGCGTTGAGCTCGTCTGTAGTGTAGCGCTTTCTATTCATTTGGGGTAATAGCCTCTCCGTTATATTCAGCTTCTTCATCATACAAAGGTGTTCCCTTCATTACGTCCTTAGTGCAAACACCGTAGGCTTCGCAGTTAGGTGGTTGGCAGTCAGGGCTTTCCCAGTTGGCAGGATCCTGACAAGGATAGCGGTATACGTCCTCAAAGGTGTACTTGCCGCAGCCAGTAAGCGTTAAGGCCAAAACTGTCACCGCAAGAAGTGGGAGAAGCTTCTTCATGCGACGATTCTAACGCATTTAGAAAAGGTTAATAAGAGGCGTTTGTTTTAGGCAACGCTTCGTACCAAGGACGATACGCGTACCAGTTTTCCCACGTGGATACGTCCTTGTGAACAATCATGTAGTTCATGGCAAGCAGGAGTTTCTTAAGCTTCTCCTCCTCGACAGCGTTCGTATGCTCGACGGTCATAAGGTTGAAGTTGCGCTTAAAGGAGTAATGAGAAAGGATCTCGTACTCCGCGCCCTCCGTGTCAATTGATAGGTAGTCGATTTGCTCAGGCGCGTTGTGCTCGTCTAATAAATCATCAAGGGTAACGGTCGTGACATCATGAACCTTAGGGTTTTGGCGATGGTTTTTCCAGACGCTGTCCTGGTCCTTAAGCTTCACCGCAGTTGATAACGCAGGGAAGTCCTCGACCTCACCGAATTGAATAGTTTCACC